TAAATGTTGAAAATTCTGATATAATGTCTCTATCAAAAACCAGTAGTTTATTTTCTTCTACCAAAGATTTTAAAGTTGCACATCCTATGCGCTTAACTTGTTTTGTTGTTCTTACACCCAGTATAGAGCTTCTTCCAGAACTAGATAGAACTTGCCCGTATCTGGCATCGGATCCGACCCAGATCATATTCTCGTACTCTAAGTCGTTGTGAATAATATCGGCAACTTGTTGACCAATATCATTAATTTCAACCAATACATATGCAGTATTGTAGTCTTTAGATACCTTATGAATAACAGTAGGGTATAATAGAGGACTAATCTTATTGTTTCTATATTTAGCTACAATTTTATAAGGGTATTCTGTAGTATCTATTACAGTAAATGCAGAATAATCACCACCAATACCTCTGGAGGTATCTACGGTTGTAAAGTACACATGACCTGGTACAGGGTATTCTAAAATATCTAACCCGTCCTTTTCATGCATGAAAGGTATTGGAGACATCCTAGCAATAGTATCCGGGGCAATTAATGTATTAGATGAACCAAGGAATGCACATAACACCTCTTGGTTAAACTTGAGTTCACCTAAAACTGATTTTTGCTCTTCAGCCCATTTTTCATCTCTTCCTGGAATCTTCCAGTAAGGTATTTGTAATGCAACAAAGCCGTTACGACCTTCTTGTGCATCATTCCAATACTTCCAGAAGTGATTATAACCTAGAGGAGTGGAGGTAAGCAACACCTTTGTAGTCTCACCAGCCATAATAGTTGGATATGTTGATGTAAAGAATTCTTCAGCTACGTTATTAGGAATAATTGCCGCCTCATCAATATATAACCAGTTAACCGATTTACCTCGAATACCAGAAGTAGAAGTGGCAGATGTAAATACCTTAGAGCCATTTTCTAATTCAACGTCACCCTTGTTCCAGGTCTTAATTCCTTGCTGCATCCACAGAGGTAAATTCTCGTACATAATTTGATAACGAGACAATACTTCTCTGGCTGCAGTTGACTTGTTGGCTAAGATAGCAACAGTCTTATTAGAACTAAAAATAGTGTAATGAAGGATACAGGCTGCCGATGTAATGGTCTTACCCTGTTGTCGTCCTTCCATCAGAATAACTTTTCTATTATTCATAATGACATCTACTTTTTCTCTCTGACAATCATATAGACTGAATAGAATTAAACCTCTATCCAGAGAAACAATATAACAATAGTTCTCAATGAAGTATATTGGATCTTCTTTACACTTCATTAACTCCTTTACCTGCTCGGAGGTAAATTGCATCTCAAACCCGGCAGGCTTGAGTAGGTCGTTGCCATTATAAGAATTATTTTCCATTAATCATCTTCATAAGATCAGAGGTTGAACCAGCAAACACGATATTGTTCTGCTGTTTAATATTCTCCATCTTACCGCTTGCCTTATCAATATCTTTTTTAGTTTTATGTAGACCAATTAACTCTTTTGTGATAGCAGTTTGTGCTGATATTAATTGCCCGGCAACTTCAAATGCTCTTGGGTTCTCAGAGTTCTTAGCAATATGAACCAACTCAGTCATTACATCTTCATTTTTATTGATTAAACTACGAAGGGTGTTGCGAGCCAATTGAAAGTCATCCTCTTGATCTAACTCAGAAGGATTATACGCAACAGGCATACTCGTTGGAATAGGCAAATCAACGTCTGTCTCAACATTAAAGACATCGTTAATTCTATTAAGTGATTTCATTAGAAGTCCTCAAACGTATCTGTAATACCAATAGTATCACCAGGAACAGCGGTACCGGGAGTAATTGTTGCGGTGTATGAGGATTGTTTATTAGCTAGTGCGGGGTCTGAGAATGTATTAACGTTTGTAGTTCTGATAATGCCCTGTCTGTTGATAGGACCGTAAAAGTTAAGTTTCATTGTAAAGTTGAGAGTCCAGATAATGGCTCTTCTTTGAGTAAAGTCACCCTCATACTCATCTTCGTAGGTAATATTATCTAGTATAATAGGAAGGTCGTTCTTAATGCCCATTGCTGGGATTGCATTAAGAGTCAAGTTATAGTCAGGATTAAAGTAAGGTAGAATCTGTTCAATGATTTGTAACCCATCATCCTGGTTCTTTGTATACACATACAACGTCATCGCAATGTTATAGGGTGTAGGGGCGTACTGGGCGTTCAAAGAAGTTGTAGACGTCCCGTTTAACGCTCTGTTCTGCTGAACCAGGCTAACTCTTCTATTAGGATCATAAGTCAAGCTTATCATCTCAAAACCAAGTCTTGGTAAAAAGGTCTGAAAGCTTTGTTCAAAAGATTGAGGTTGCGCGGCAATTCTAGCTAAGAACTTTTGTTTAGGAGAATAAGCCAAAGGAACCCGAAGAGTTTGTGTAATACCTCCACTTGAATTTAATCTATCAATATGAATATTATTGAATATATTACCAAAAGCTACTATTGACTTTCGTATTGTTCCGTGATAGAATTTATCAAACATTTATTTCTCCGAATGGGTTTCTCTCGGAGAAGTCCAGTACGGATATCTCACCTCTAAAGTCCTCATTATCTACATTAGGGAAGATAGTACTTAAGTTATAAGATTGAAGAATGATACCAGCCGGACTATATTCTTCAAGTAACGCTCTATCACCATTCTGAAGTAATAAGTTAAATGCATTGATGTCAGCAGATCTATCAGCGGAAATATCATCTATTTCAGATACCCCTGTATCAAACATCTCAGAAGAGTACTGCATCAACTCACATTGGAGTTTATAAACGTATAATTTACCTACCTGGAAAAAAGGGTCGGTTGATTCAACTCTTTTAATTTCAAAGAAAGCTTTAGTTAGAGGAAAATAAACTACATCACCTTCAGCCGGTCTAGTAGTTAAGACAGCATCCCCTGAGCTTGCGATTACCTCATCCCATCTTCTTCTTGCAACAACGAAGGTGGCGGTGTCTCTAATTTCTACACCGAACTTAGTCATAAGGTCGCCGTCACCCTCAAACCCGGTAACGTTTTGCATATACATCTCTAATGGGTAGGCTGATGCGTACTTATTAAGCACATCTTCTCCCAAAATCATATCCTCATTAACAGCCTGTCTAGGAATATAATAAGTATCAAACCCGTATATCTTCAGGCACTCTATAATAATATCTTCCATGAGCAATTGCTCTGAAGATCTGCCTCCAGGTATACCAGATTGAAAATAAAAGTTCGTTGCCATTATTCGGTATATCCACGTGGATTAGTTGTTGCCTTGATGGTATAATCCATAGGTGGGCTGATGAGATAAGCTGTAAACATTATCAACCTGTAAAGAAGTCCACAGGGAGTTCATAGGTAGATCTAACTTCATCCTTTAACTCTTTTATCTCTTCCATAGCCTCGTCAAAGATCTTTTGACCGTTCAACGTTACCCCACCTGGTAATTGAACACCTTCAAACTTCTTAAGATTAATACCCCATTGACGCTTAATTAAAGCAGTTGTGTATCTCTTTAGATAACCATCGTTATATACATCGGTAAACGTATCTGGGTCAAGCATACGATAAGCTTCAATGATAATATAATCCCCGATAGCCAGATCTCCCCCATCCCCCCAGGTAAGATCGATATGCAATCTATTCATATGACGATTAAACCTAACAGGCTTTTGTCCTGTCATCAAGTCATTTATTAAATTTATATGCATCTTTAACATCGTAAAGTACTGAATATCAGTATTAGTTAAAGATTGAATGTTATTAAGCATCAATTGATACTTAGCATCAAAAAAGCTGATACTGTTAGATCTACTTGATAAAGGTAGAGTCCTTACAACACTTAATACGGAATCATTTAAAGTAACGTACTTGTTATCAAAGTTACCCAGAGTAATTGTTGATAATGTGGCTGATGTACCTGAAGATGAGCCAACAATTGTTTCACCAGGTGTAAATGTACCTGCAGTATTCTTAACATTAACCCGGTTAGCTGAAACGTTAGCGTGCACAAAGGTAGTTGCACCGGAAGAGGCTCCTGTAATTTTTTCACCAATAGAAAAAGATGCAGCATTAACCCCGGTAATCTGAATTAAAGAAGCCGTAATTTGTTCTTTGAGATATACAGCTTCAACAGCATCATAATGAAAGTCTCTGTAAAACTGTATGGCCTCGTCAACACGGTCTTCTAACTGATCTTCATCCACGTTAATTTCGAGGACAGGAAATCCGAGTGAGCGAAGGCAATAATCTATAAGGTTTTGTCTGGATGAAGGTGAAGACATTGTATCTTTCCTAATTTATATGGTATATTTATAAGGAAAGGGCCCTAAGGCCCTTGCAGTATATAATGTGATGTAATGTTTAATCAGCAGTTTTAGAAGTTATAATTGCTGTAGAAGTTTCTTTATCAGCAATCAAATACCCTGTACAGGTAATATTATAATCAACACCGTTAGAGTCTTTTTCACTCTTAACTGGTACTGTAATATCTAAATTTTTAAAAAGATATTCTTTTTTACCTTCAAACACGCGCCATGCATGATCTAAGGTCCCTCTACCTTCTTGACCCCTAGATTTATTAAACCTTATATGGTAGATGTTCATATAATTTCGGCAGCAGGCGGAATATCACAAGTGTTATTAGCTGCAGGCGCCGCTGGTATAACTGTTAGATTAAAATGTACAAACTTAATGGGCTTGTCTGCTGCATGGCGTGTAAAAGAATGGGATAGCCATGAATTAGCAAAGATCATTAAACCTGGTTTAGGGGTAAAATAAATCATTTTACTAGCAGGAGTTACTACACTCACATCTCGTTCTGGAAGATCAATCTGAATTTTAGCTGGTCTAGGGTCATGAAATACTACTTTTGAACCATCTTCAGGAGTCTCAAGAAAGTAAAAGCCTACTATCTGTGAACCAAAGCCGTGAACGTGTGCATCCATTGCCGAATGCTTATGGTGTTCTTGAGTCCACATTTCTGTAAATGAAACTCCTATGTTTTGCATGTCATAGCCTTGTTCATTAAGAATATTCCAGGCAGTTGCTCCGATAAACTGAGTAAACTCTGCCATACGGGAATCACCATAGAAACTATTCGTCATATAGACAGGGTAAATTTCGTCAAGATCACCCTTTTTACGAGAAACCTCCAGATTTTCTTCTGATACAGTACTAACAGTTTTAAGAAAATCTGGACGCTCAATTAAGTAAATAGGGCAAGGAAAATAATGATCAACCTGCAACTGCATACCAGGAGCTACCTCAGAAACCGATTCTTTAGTTTTACGAATCGGTTTCTGAGATGTTTTCTTAGGTAGAGTTTTTGTCATAGTATATCTTGTTAATAATGTATATAATTATATATACAAATTAAATTTAAAACCACTGTTAAGAGGTTAATCTAAATTAACTAGGTGTTACTTCGACCCATTGCCATGCGATAAAGTCAAATTTGTACTCACCCTCTGGGCGTACAGGGGTATCTTTCCAGTTATTGTCTGCACCACACCACCTTGTTTCAATACCTGCTTCAATTTTTGCTAAGTCAGGTTCAGGGCGAGGTACAGGAGGTACCATATTTAATGTAGTTTCATCCAGTGTCCATGCTGACCAGTTAGAAGCATATTCAACGTTAAAGAAAAAAGAGATAGCGATTTGTTGTGCAGCTGCTTTTTCTTCTGCAGTCATATCGCGTTTATGCCATACATCGGTCCAAACTCCGTCTACTTTTTCATAGGTAGGCTCTTCTGATGTCAGTAGTTCATAGACTCCTAATGTGGGGCGCTCTACGCGGGTAAATGGCTCCCAATGTGACGGGACAGAACCATATGCTTGAATGAGGTTTTCCTCCAAAGCCGGGTGATTCTTATATGTTCCGTTCTCTGTCTCGATATAAAGATTCATAATCTTCTCCTGAATTTCTACTAAAATATTTATTTATAAAGGTTTTTTTGGAATTTGTAGGAAAAAAGTTAAAATTTGGTAACTTGACTTTACCCTGTACTTTAATCTTAACAATTAGAGTTCATCAATTCTATTTTTAAGAGCTTTAATCTGCTCCTGTTGTTCTTTAATAGCTTCGATTAAAACCCCAATTAAATTATTATACTTTATACCAAGGTACCCGTTTTCGTCCTGAGATACTATTTCAGGAATTACTTTTTCTGCCTCTTGAGCAATTAGACCGATGGCTTTAGCACCACCTTCTTTCCAATCGAAAGAAACACCTCGAAGTGCAATAACTTTATCAAGAGCACTTTCAACAGTCTTAATGTTTTTCTTTAATCTCTTATCAGAAGATGAATTGTAATCAGTAGAGGTTAATAAGCCTGTAGAAGGGTTGAAGAACAGTTTAGTACTTGATACCTGTTCAGCTATTGCACCTGAGGTTTCATTTGCAAAAATAATATATCTGGTTGCATTAGTTGTCGTATCATCCGTAACGGTAATAAAGTTAGCAATATTTGCTGTTAAATTACTTGCTGTACCTGTAGCGTTAGTTAAGACAATTGCTGATGGTGTACCAAGTGCCGGTGTAACAAGAGTTGGGCTGGTAGCAAATACTAAATTACCTGTACCTGTCTCATCACTAATCACTGCAGCAAGCTCGGCAGAAGTACTAGAAGATAATAAGCTTACATTACCCTGTCTAGCTAATTCAAAACCACCAGCTGTTAATCCGTTATGTACACGAATAGTGTTATTACTTGTGTTGACTGTTATCTCACCTGCAGCTCCTGTAAAACTGTTGTTTTGTGCGGTAGATCCACGTCTAAATTGTACTTGGGTTGGCATTAATTGCTCCGTTAATTATAATACCGCTAAATCTTCACTTACTATACTACCATTAGGTTCCATACAATCATATGTAGTACCTAGAGACACACCAAAGGCGTCAGCTGTAATTGTTGTTAAGTCCCCGTAATCTACATTTCCACTATGCCCTGGAAACACAGTTGTCGTACTAACTGTAAACCCTCCAGTACCTGAAGCGGTAATTTGAGTATCTGTAACACCAGTAATTCTACCATATTGATCAACAGTAAAAACAGGTATCAAAGAGCCACCACCGTAGGTGTTGGCAGTGACACCAGATGTATTTAAAGAGACATTACCTGTTGTAGCATTGTATGCAATTGGACCACCAGCAGCTGCATCAATTGAATTGCGTGCTCTTGATGTGGTAAAATATAAATTACTTCCTTCTTGTACAACATTAGTACTTAATGTACTAGATGCTAGAGCCCATGCATTGCCATTATAAGTCCAGGTCTTACCACTGAACGTATAGGTCGTATTTGCACTCGGCGAGGAAGGAAAATTTAAAGCCATATTCTTTCAAAAAAATCAGGGAGGATTTTACTCTCTCCCTGATATATTTATAACAAATTAAGGATGTGTTTTCTTATAGGCTTCGAAGTCAGCTTTTAATTCTTTAATGGCTTCAACCAATACACCTACCACGTTGGTATATCTGATACCCAGGTAACCGTTATCATCAGTAGAAACAATCTCAGGCAATACTTCTTGAACTTCCTGTGCGATCAAACCGATTGCCTTACCGTTGCCTTCTTTCCAGTCGAAGGTAACACCACGAAGGGCGTTAACTGTATCGAGTGCAGATGTAACAGTCTTAATATTCTTCTTTAATCTCTTATCAGAAGATGAATTAATATCTGCAGCTGTAACTTGACCTGAAGCAACAATGTTACCCGTTACTCCAACACCACCGGCAACGATCAACGCACCTGTTGACGTGCTTGTAGAAGCAGTTTCATCACTAATGTTGAAAGGCTTGTTAGAAACCCACTTAGTTCCGGTATGAGAATAGTTTAAAGATGCGCTTGCACCATCAACAGTAATACCAGCACCATCAGCAGCCGAGCTATCAGCAGCACCCTTGGCAACCGTAATATTCTTATCAGTAACTTCTAAGGTTGAAGAAGATACTGTTGTTGTTGTACCGCTGACTGTTAAGTTACCTGTAACTGTCAAGTTATTATTAACAGTTGTGGTACCAGTAGCAGCTCCCATTGACAATGCAGTGGCTGCCTTAGCAAAATTAACCGTTGTGGCAGTAGTATTAACTAAGTCAAAAGAACTACTACCAGTCGTCAAAGATGTAGTGATTGCAGGGCTTGTGCCGAACACTAATGCACCAGTACCAGTTTCATCCGATATAACACCGGCTAATTCACTAGAACTAGTTGCAGCAAAAGTACTTAACTTATCAGTAGATCGAGCAAAATTAACTGCTGCACCGCCCCCGGCTGCAGTTACTGTCAATGCTCCGCCTGTATCTTTAAGCTGTAAAGATCCTAGGAAAATAGTACTGTTAGACAAATACAGATCTTTAAACTGATTGGTCGGGCTACCCAGGCTTTGAATTAAATTACCTGAAGGGGTTAAGTTACCGACCGTAATATTCTGTCCAGTTAATGCAGTTGCAAGCATTACATTAGAGATTGCACCAGTTGATCCTCCAACTGACTCTATCAATGAGCTGATAACAGTACCGGAAGCCTGTTCAACCCACTGTGAACTTGTACCATCGTTGAAGTACAAATACGTATTACCATCAGCATCATCAATCCACAGATCACCAATGTTAGGTGAGCCAGGAGCACTTGCAGACACTGAAACATTAGCAATATTGGTAAAGTTAAATACACCAGTAGCGTTGCTATAAGCACCTTTTGTACCTGTTATAGATAAGGCAGCTCTTGCATTAGCATCGGTATATGTACCAGATGCAGATATGATACCATTGGCAGCATCGTACGTAATACCAGTTCCGGCTGTTAAAGATTGCTTAGATATAACAATATTACCAACCATTCCTCCATGAATGGAGCATTGATAAACATAAGTACTACCGGCTAAAGAATCTGGTACTTTCCAAAATAATTTGCCAGTAACTTTACCTTGAGCAGAAGAACCGGTAGTTACAGTTCCATCAGTTGCTACATGTGTTAAACCAGTATCGTAATTTGATCCTCCAGATGATACTCTGATCATGAAAGGGTGACCGGTAACATTTAAATCAAATGATATAGTTTCCCCGGCAGTTACATAAATTGTAGGATTATTGCCAGAATATGAATCTAACAAGAATGCTGATGCTCCACTGTGAGAAACCGCTAGTTGTGTTACTGCTGGTATTTCTGCAAGAATAGCTCTTGAATTAGTAAAATATAAATTGGTTACTTCAGCTACGTTAGCAGTTGTCAATACACCAGATGATGTAACGGCAGAAGCAAGTTGTGCATTAGATACAGCACCGGTTGCTCCACCAACAGAAGAAACGCCTGATACAAGGGCTACGTTGGCGGCAGATGTAATTCTACCGAATTCATCAACGTTAATAACGGGAATATTCAACGCACTACCGTATGTAGTAGCAATAACACCTGTCTTAGCTTCACCACTCAACAAGGTTGCAACGTTACCACCCAGACCAGATACACCAGTACTGATTGGCAATCCAGTTGCATTGGTAAGAGTAGCCGATGAAGGTGTACCAAGTGCTGGGGTTACCAACGTTGGGCTGTTACTAAATACTACATTACCAGAACCGGTTTCATCAGTAATAGCAAATGCGAGTTTAGCACTTGTTGGATCTGCTAAGAACGTTGCAACGTTAGCACCAAGACCGCTGACACCAGAACTAATTGGCAAACCAGTTGCATTGGTCAAAACGGCTGTTGAAGGAGTACCGAGATTAGGTGTTGTAAGTACTGGGCTTGTTGAGAATACAACGTTACCGGTACCTGTCTCATCAGAGATTAAAGTAGCAAGTTCAGCAGATGTGGTTGAAGCAAATTGCGCTAATGAGTTAGCAGTCGTTGCAAAACCAGTAGCAGCACCAACTTGACCGTTAACAGAAGTAACTTTAGCAGCAGTAAAAGCTGTACCAATCTCAGAACCATTCCATACACCAGTAGTAATAGTACCTAATGATGTAAGGTTAGAATTAACAACGTTAGGACCAAGGCCAGTTGCACTCAATACCTGGTTATTGTTTACTTTGTAAACCTTACCAGTAGCAAGATCAACATCTTGGCTAGAAGTAAATGCTGTAGTGGCGTGCACGTAGTTTAACGTTGCATTAGCACCATCGATTGTGATACCTGCACCATCGGCGGTTGCGCTATCAGCAGCGCCTTTGGCTAAAGTAATATTTTTATCTGCAACATTTAATGTTGTGGATGATACAGTTGTTGTAGTACCTTGAACAACCAAGTTACCAGCAATAACCATATTATTTAATATGTTAGTATTACCAGTAGCAGCACCAATGTTAACTGTAGTACCTGCTCCAGCAAAATTAACTGTAGTCGCACCTGTATTAACTAAGTCAAAAGATCCACTAGGTGTAGTTAATGATGTAGTGATTGCTGGACTCGTACCAAATACCAATGCACCGGTACCGGTCTCATCGGTAATATAAGCTGCTAAGTTAGCGCTTGTAGGTTCTTGACCTAAGAATGTAGCTGTACCAGTACCTAAACCACTGACACCAGTACTGATTGGCAGACCAGTCGCGTTTGTTAGAGTAGCAGCAGATGGTGTTCCTAAGTTAGGAGTAACCATGACTGGTGAGTTAGAGAACAGAATATTACCTGTTCCTGTTTCATCGGTGACTGCAGCTGCAAGATTAGCAGAAGAAGGTGTTGCTAAGAAAGTTGCTACACCAGAACCGAGTCCGCTGATACCAGTTGAGACTGGCAAACCTGTTGCGTTAGTCAATACTGCGTAAGAAGCTGTACCAATGTTAGGAGTAATTAGAACTGGGCTATCAGAGAATACCAAGGAACCAGAACCGGTTTCATCTGAAACAAGAGTTCTAAGTTCGGTAGAAGTAGTGGAGGCAAATTGTGCTAATGAGTTTGCTGTAGTTGCAAAACCTGTTGCATTACCTGTCTGACCATTAACAGAAAGAACACCGGTGTTAGTAATAACAGGTGTTGAACCTTCACCGGTTGCAGTACCAACAGTGATACCATTACCGGCTGTCATTGAGGCAACATAATCACCAGTAGTATCTCTACCTAGAGTAACTGAATCTGGCTGAATACTTGCAGAGAAAGAGCCACCATCGGCAGTACCGATTGTGAAGGTATTACCTGAAGCACTGAATGTGGAAACACCGGCTACGTTAACGTTAGCGGCAGAAGTGATTCGACCGAATGTGTCAACTGTAAATACTGGTACTTTTGATGCACCACCGTATGTGTTAGCTGTAACACCAGATGTGTTAAGAGAAACATTACCTGTTGTTGCATTATAAGCAATTGGACCACCAGCTGCAGCATCAATCGAATTGCGTGCTCTTGATGTGGTGAAGTAAAGATTTACACCTTCTGCAACGTTGCCTGTTGTTAGAACACCGGAGCTAGTAATACCAGCTGCCAATTGAGCATTGGATACAGCACCTGTTGCACCACCAACCGATGTAACACCACCGGTAATTGTAATAACCCCGGTAGTATTATCATAAGAACCAGCACCTGCAACTGAAATTGCAGCTCTTGCTCTTGCATTAGTAAAATAAAGGTTTGTACCTTCAGTTACTGTTGTTGTGGTTAATGAAGCTGATTGAAGAGCCCAGGCGGCGCCATTAAACACCCATGTTTTTCCACCGAAGGAATAGGTATCATTAGTATTTGGGCTTGATGGGAAATTTAAAGTAGGGCCTGACATTTTATTCCTTATTGTTGGAAATTATCGTTATTCGTTTATTTATACTATTCAGATCGTCAAAAAATTAATTTGTATGATTATAGTGTAACATAACCCCAGTAGACTGTTTGAGATGATCCACTGGAATTGTTAATACCAAAATCAAATCTATTGGTAGTTGCACTGGGAGCAACACTGCTACGAACTATGGTGTTGGCAGTGCCTATAAATTGATTGGGTATGCTGGTAAAGTCAATAGGCGTTCCTCCACCATTGTAGACCCAGGCATACTGAGCACCCACAACAGGTACATTAGTATTTGTAACTACCGCAGTAGCATTATATGCTATAATACCGTTAGGAATATTACCTCTAACCCATATTTGATATGTGCCGCTGGCAGGAACTGTAATGCTGTAGGTATTTGTTCCGGTAGTCACTGTCCATGAGCTTGATGTAGTTAAGGCAACTCCAGTTAGGCTAGAGCCACTACCAACAAAAGCACCAGTTGCGATAATATTACCGCCTGCGATGTTGCCTGTTACAGTTAAGCTACCCCCAACACTTACATTACCTGATACTGTTAAGTTACTTAAAGATGTATTGGTAATGGCAGCAATTGCCCTTGCATTAGTAAAGTATAGGTTAGTTAATTCTGCAACGTTAGCTGTTTTTAAGTCGGCGACGTTAGCTTTTAACGCAACATTGGCATTAGTGGCATAACCTAATAGCGCAACATTTGAATCACCGTAGGTACTTGTCCCTGCAGGAGAAGTTGCCGCTAATCCAGTTTCAACCCATTGGAATGTATCTCCATCACTAAAAAATAAATATTCGGTAGCAGTTTCAGCCTGAATCCACACATCACCTATATTAGGATTAATAGGTGCAGAAGTAGATACAGTTACATTGGCGGCATTAATTGATAAAATACCGGTTGAAGAATCATATGAACCTTTACCATTAACATTACCGCTTGCAACAGATATAGATGCTCGGGCCCTTGCATTGGTAAAATAAAGATTAGTTAATTCGGAAATATTGGCTGTAGTCAATAACCCGGATGTTGTAATACCGGAAGCCAATTGAATGTTTGAGACGTTGCCCGCTACACCGGCAACCGTATACGATGCAGCTACATTGGCCGCTTCAAAAGCAAGAGATGCAATATTACCAGCAAACCCTGAACTGATTGTAATAATATTACCAGTAGTATCTTTGGTATATAATATTCTATCAGCTAAGTTAAATACTGGTTCTCCAACCAAAACATTAGCGGCCCCTGGGACAGAGCCAGGGGTAATAGATCGTTTTAGTTGAATATCTGTTGCCATTATTTACCAGACAAAGAAGCTATTTCAGCTTTCAGTCTTCTTATTTCTTGTAGTAGGGTTTCGTTTTGATCACGCAAATAACTAGAGCCACTATTAACTTGCCGCTCTAGTTCTGTATTTTTAATTTCTAACGAGGTAATTAAATTTTTATAGGTAGAAATTTGTTCTTGTGCTGTACTAAGTTGATCTTGAACTTTATTAAATTCTTTTTTAAAATCTTCAAACTCTGTAATATTAAAATTTAAAGCTGGTAAATCTTCTACCTGCCTTCTATACGTATCTCTCTCTTCAATAGCCATTTGAAGTTGAGACTCAAGTACGATGACTTGAGCCTGAAACGAATTTAATTTTTGATTTGTTTTATCAATTATTACATTGAAAAACTTACTTTGATCTTCCATATCTACCCCATAAAATAACGTTATTGTTTATTTATAGGGGTAAATTAGTAAGTTCCTCCGTCGATACCACCATACACTGGGGTACCATCAGACCCTGCCTGCAGTACTTGGCCATATGTGCCTGCAGAAGTTACCTTTAAAGCACCTGTAGTATTACCGTACAATATACCATTAGTTGTAAATGTATTGCGACCAGTACCACCATCACCAACAGCAATGTTAGCAGTTAGTCCAGAAACAGTACCCCCTGTTAGATTAGATACCAAGGTGGCTACAGTGTAGTCAGCAACAGTGACAACGTTGCCTGTTGGGCTAGTTGTCAGGTCATTAAATAATTTAAACTTACCTGAATCAGAAGCATCTCTGAACAAACCAGCGAACTTGGTACCTGAATTAACATACTCACCAAAGAAACCAATGTCTAAGGAGTCTGAAGGATTAGCATTACCAAACTTAACCAGCGGGTCTTCAACCGTTAAGGTTGCTGTACTTAAAGTAGTTGCATTACCGAGTACAATTAAATCCCCGTTAACAGTCAGAGTGTTACCAATTGTAACATCATTTGGCAAACCAATTGTAATAGCGCCGTTAGCTGAGCTAACTTCAACCTCGTTAGCAGTACCTGTTAGACTTGTAACACCAAGGTTGGTAACGGTAATCGTATTATCTGTAACAGCAGTACCTATCCCTGTACCACCGGCAACTCGAAGCGTATCCCCGCTGTTAAATGTATCGGCGGTACCGGTATCAGCAGCTAAGTTAAACGATGTAGATATGGCTGCATTAGCTGCAGAGGTAACTCTACCAAAAGTATCAACTGTGAATACAGGAATGTTAGTTGTTCCACCATATGTTGAGGCAGATACACCTGAGGTAGATAGGGCAACAGTGATGTTAGAGGACTCACCTGCTTGCCCTGTTAAAGTAATACCTGAACCGGATGTTAGATTAGCAACATAATCCCCAATTGTATCAGTACCTAAGGTAACAGAATTACTGATTACATTTGCAACAATGGTAACATCTGTTGTACCATCAAATAGTACATTACCTTCAAGATCCCCACTAAGGTTGATACGTCTTGCTGTAGATAGGCTTTGTGCAGATGTAGCTACAATATTACCAACAAAAGAATTGGCAATAATAGTGTTTGCAGAAAAATTACCTAAAGAATCACGAGCAACTAAGGTACTTACTGTATTGGCGCTGGTTGCAGCATCTACCTTAGTTGTATAGTATCTACCACCAATGGTATGAATTACTTCCCCGCCGCCGGAGTCTTGTACTTCAATGTACAGTTTGGCGTTAGCACCATTGTTACTCTTGTCGTAGGAATAGGCTAATTCGCCTTCCAGCAGATCTGTAGTAGTTGCTGCCGTTACGTTGGGGGAGCGTTTAATTTGAATTGTGGTTGCCATGATGGTTCCTGGTTATTATTGTTTAGTAAATTCCACCATCAATTTCAATTGCTGCAACTGTTACAGGTTGAGCTACCCACTTATTAGTTGTTGTATCATAAATTATTGTGTATCCATCTTGTAGGTCGGTAGTATTTACATCGGCAAGCGATTGCAATTTACCACCTGTTGATTTGTTAACCGTTATACTGCCGGTTGCTCTTGAACCTTGTGCAACAGAAATACCAGTATTAGTATTTTTTCTGACTGTAATTGCCATTTATTTTGTAGCCTCAGGGTAAACAGTGACTATACCTTCAACAAGTCTTTCGACTGTTGCAACGTTAGAAACTAATTCAACATCATATACATACCTACCGGGTTTAAGGGCACTGGTTTGTGTAGAGGTTAAGTCCAAGGACACTGTACCATCGGCAGGACTAGCAATGTTGGCTGAAAAGGCAACATTAGCATTTGTATAATATGACCTTCTCATCTGGGAACGAACGGTGTAGTTGGTCAAATTTCTAGCCGAACCGGTGTCATCAGTTACAGTAATAGTAATACTATAAGTTGTACCTTGGTCGATTGCAAGATTGGAAACTACCGCCATTTTATTCCTCTATTTTAATGTTATATTTATAAATAAAGGGCCCTAAGGCCCTTTGTAAATGTTGTAATATTAATTATTACTCATCAGCTGTACGCGTGGCTGGGAATTGTCGAAGAGTACCTGGCCAAATAATACGAACTGCTCCTTTACCGCCCCTACCACCATAACCAGAGGTCCCACTACAGAAATCATAGTAAGTTGGACCTCCTCCACCTCCATAATCACCTCCACCATGCTGACCGGGCTGTGCGTTACATCTGTAGGCGTTTACGAAGGCCGTAGCATCAGATCCCCCGCTTCCTCCCCGTCCACGATAAAAAGGAGCTTGCGGCACACCTCCATCTGCACCCTTACCTAATATACCTACACCTCCTCCCCCAGCGGCACCATATGATTGATAAACAGGACCGGGATTTGATCCAACCCCCCCCGAGGCTCCACCTGAACCAGTTGGAGGTATTGCTTGATTCGCAGTATTAGCACATCCATAACCTCTACCGCCATTACCGCAGTAGCCAGCAGCCCCGTGTCCCCCAGACGTTGAGTTAGCAGTACAGGTCGCTCCCCCTCCATTACCGCCACCTTGGCCAGTATATGTTCCTCCACCTCCTCCGGTGTAAAATCCACCAGCTGGAGCTCCACCACCTTTAACCGTACAAGCATTAATAAAGAAGCTGTCGCCTCCTGCTGTCGCACTACCCTTATAATTTCCACCACCAGTACCACCTGCGCCTACCTTAACAGGATACGAGGTACCAGGTTGAACTGACTGGTTGCTCTTCCACCCTAAACCCCCTCCTCCGGCTGGTCGATAACCGCTGTACGTGAACATTGCACCTCCGCCGCCGCCTACAGCTACAGCAGAGACTGATGTAACCCCAGTAGGAGCAACCCAGGTATAGCAGCCTGGTGTTGTAAAGGCTTGTTGACCTATGACAGGAGGTGAAACACTGTTAGAAGCGGCGCTGGCAGGTCCTTGACCGGCACTATTAGTCGCCCTGACCGTAAAGGTATACGATGTTCCAGCTGTTAGCCCAGTTACAGTAATGGTTCCGGAGCCTGCTTGAGACAGTGTCCCTGTAAGGCCTCCAGTTGAAGAGGTAGCCGTGTAGGACGTAATGGTTAGACCACCATTGTCTGCAGGTGCTGTAAACGGTACAGATGCTGTCGTCCCCGAGAGTGTAACAGTACCAATAGTTGGTGCTCCTGGAACAACACCTGCTACAGCTGCAGTTGCATTTGAATTAGCTGATACAGTACCTGCTGCGTTAGATGCAGTAACTACACATCGGATTGCACTTCCAACGTCGTCATTAACTAAGGTATATGTACTAGACGTTGCACCACTGATATTTGAACCAGCTCTCTGCCACTGATATGCAAAGGTTGGTGTAGGTACCCCTGTCCATGTACCATCTGTTGTAGAAAGTGTCTGATCCCTGGTTGCGGTACCAGATACAACAGGTGCAACTGAATTAGATGGCATCAGGAAAGTAGTAATTGAATTACTTGCTGCACTTGCTGCACTGGTACCAACTGAGTTAGTAGCGGTAACAGTAAATGTATACGCAGTCCCAGTAGTTAAGCCTGACACTGTTATTGTACCAGAACCTGCTTGACTTAATGTACCAGTAACGCCTCCAGGAGAAGAGGTAGCAGTATAACTGGTAATAGCTACGCCCCCATCTCTTGCAGGCGCAGTAAACGAAACAGTAGCACTAGTTGTACTAGTTGCAGTTGCTGTACCAATAGTTGGCGCATCTGGTTTGGTGGAGTATGTTCCACCAGCGATCATTGATAATATACCTGTCATTTTAGGTCAATCCTGTTCCTGTGATAATCCAAGAGGTAGAAGTTATTTTAAGTGCGTTTGCAACACCGTACTGGGCAAGCGATCGATTACCTGTAGTACCCTGACCACCAAGATACATTGTGTCAGAGTTAATAGAAATTGTTACTACTTGGGAGGTCATATTTGAAAATGCTAGTACAGTACCAATAGGGTATGCAACCGATGCATTTGATGGAATTGTAAAAGTTCTTGCATTAGCATCAGAAGCTGGGTGAAAGATGTGCTTACCAGAATCTGCTAAAACAGCGGTGTATGAAGCTGACTGACTGTTTTGAGGTACGTTTCTAAATCCAACTGCATCAGTACCATCAACGGTACAAGATGATAATGTCCCCGATGATGGAGTGCCAAGTGCTGGAGAAACTAAAGTAGGACTATTAGCAAATACAAGGGCTCCAGAACCTGTCTCGTCAGAAATAACACCAAGCAATTGTGAAGAAGTTGTTGCACCAAATTGAGCCAGTGTTCCTGCGGTAGTTGCAAGACCAGATACAGCACCTGTACTTCCGTTGACAGATGTTACCTTAGCAGCCGTGTAGGTTGTACTGATTTCAGATCCATTCCATACACCAGTAGCAATAGTACCAACAGATGTCAAGCTAGATGCAGTAACTCCAGAACCTAATGTTGAGCTACTCAGTACACTGGTACCATTAATCTCATAAACCTTACCTGAAGCTATAGTAATGTCCTGACTAGATGACCAGGCATTAGAAGTATTGTTATAAAGAAAAGTTGCATTTGCTCCAGCAACAGAAATACCAGCACCATCAGCGGCCGCGCTATTAACAGAGCCACTGGCAACTATAATAACCTTATCGGCGGTGGTAAGTGTAGCAGAGGATACAGTTGTTGTTGTACCTGAAACTTGCAAGTTACCAGTTATTATCATGTCATGATTGACCGTAGTAGAACCGGTGGCTGCTCCCATTGACAATGCGGTGGCTGCTTTAGCAAAGTTAACCGTTGTAGCAGTTGTATTAATTAGATCAAAAGAACTACTACCAGTCGTCAAAGATGTAGTGATTGCAGGGCTTGTACCAAATACTAATGCTCCTGAACCAGTTTCATCTGTAATAGCGGCCGCTAAATTAGCGCTTGATGGGGTACCTAATAATGTTGCAACACCAGTACCTAAAGAAGTAATTCCTGTTCCACCTTGAGCTGCTGAGAGGGGAGTAGTAAGTCCGGAAATTGAAATTCCGGTAATGTTTCTACTATCATCGACTACGGTTGTTCCGCCTACTTTAATTGCCATCTTCGTTCCTTTTTGTTGTTAGTTAACTCGGCTTTTTATTTATGTTATGCTGCCAGATACTAGCGCTGTATTTGAAGTAACAAATACAATTGTTGCTATACCTCGCGTAGAAATACTAAATGAACTTACATCCCCATCAACTCCGCTCTTATATACTGTTGTAATTGCTTGAACATCACATGTAATTGCACTAGAAGTATTATTAAATATTGAAAATGCATCACCAGCGGCAAAAACGCCAGCTGTAAGTGTAATAGTTCCCCCTGTACCTAAAATAAGTATCTTACCTACATCTCCAACAACTGGGTTATAGGTAGTTGTAATAGAGCTGGATGCAGGTAAATTTTTATAACCTACAGGGTTGGTGCCATCTGCAGTACAAGAAATAAGATTACCAGAAGCAGGAATTCCGAGATTTGGGGTAATTAGTGTTGGAGACGTTAGTGTTGCAGACGTCGAAAATACTAAATTACCTGACCCTGTCTCATTAGAAATAATGGAAGCAAGTTGGGCTGAAGTAGTTGAGCTAAACTGACTTAAATTGCCTGCTTTAATCTCATTAACAGCATTGACAACGTTAGCCTGAGTAATAGTAGTTAAGTTAGTTAAAACACCAATATTAGAGCTTACTATATCTCCAAACGTATTTAAATTAGAAAAGTTATTATCAACTTCTATATTTGTTAACGGTGAACCTTTGACCGTTCTTAAAACCAGTGTTGCTGCCATTTAATTTACCTTACAGTATTCTTTTGAATATTTATTGTTTATTTATCTGTCTTAGATTGACTGATTAAAGTACGAAGCATATCTTTAAGTTCACCAAGTTCTTGCTTCATACTAGACATTTCTTTTTCTAAGCTTTCAGTAGAATTAGCTGTCTTATGAGCCAGTGTTTTCTGATTAATATAGTTCTGTCTAGATACTTGATCTACCACTAATATAGCTTTAGAATTAGGATCCCTATACAGAGTAGGGTGGTCCCTGACTTTTAAGACTTGTTTAATCATTCTAAAGCAATAATTCTAAGGTCTTTTACCTTGGGATATGCTGCAATACTGGTAGACTTAAGTACTATTTTAATTACAAATGCACTAAAGGAGGCTAAACTATCTACAAATTTTTCAATATCTACAAACTGACCATCAACAGTATTTTTAATTGTACCAAGATTTAACTGGGTATATTCTTTAGTATCGAATCCAGATGCCTCATTACCATTTTGAAGTTTAAAATAGACTTCAATATCAGAACCTACCGGTTTAGATACTGCCAATCTTACAAGTAAGCTGGTGGCGGGGGTGGCGAGTTCAATCTTCCTTGTCACATAATTTGCACGAGTACTACTTCCCGAAGCTGCTTCATCAGATACAAACATCGGTCTGTATACGATACTGGTTACGTTGCCAGAAGGTACAGCATTAGAGACTGGTATGCTGAAAGATGCACCTTCGTTAGAGACCGCCGTCAACCTGAATGTACCATTATTGGTAACTGTACCAGAGGTGGTAATGGTCACAAAGGCTCCAGGCACCATGGTCTTAACGTTTGCTTTTTCTAATGTACCACCTATAGTTACATTTCCGGTAGAGTTAAAAGAAATAAGGGTATTGGCATTAGCAATAGTTACCAGATCAACATTTAAGTTATCGGCAGAAGACGGTGAATTGATATCTGGTATAATAAACACCGCACTCGCAAAGGAAGTATCAATCATAGGTGATACATACGTATCACTGGAATTCATAGTTACACGGTAGGTAAAACTTTCTGCACCTCCCATTGAGGTATCTCTATTCTTAGAGTCAACCAGAATTCTAGTATCAGAAAACTCTTTAGTATCGGAACTAATATCTTCAAAATTACTGACTGTAAAGCTACTATCAGTTGTTTTTAACTTGTAACCTATATTTGTTCTGGGAGGTGTCACTACTCCTACAGAAGGATAGACAGCAGAGAAAGGTAGTAGAGTAGTGGCCGTAATACTGGACCTACCAAAACGACCTCCAGAGATATTCGCCAATACCATTGCATTAGCACCCACATCAACTGTATAGCTATCTAAACTTACATTACTTACTGTTAAAAAGGTATTGGCTAGTAGTGTAACTGGTATGCTGTTAAAGGTAGTAACGTTAGAGGTTGCGTTTACAGTATAGTTAAACTCCCCTGCAAGCCCGTTAAACTTAACAATTGCTCCAGAAGGAAAACCGTGTTTTTTATGTCTTACTCGGACAGTGGAAACATTATTATAAGATTGAAAAGGATCATTTTCTAATACTGTAATAAAAGGAGTTGCTAAAGTATTCTTTTGCATTACAAAGTCTACGGTAGCTGTAGTAGCAGTAACGTTAGCTCTGTAAATCTTGAACTTGATGTCTCTGGTTTGATCTATACTCCAGTTTACACCGTTGGTAGACATAAACATAACCCCATTGTAGGGATTTTTTGAGATAATTGATCCTGTAGTAATATCTTCTCCGCCCAGTGACCCTACAAAAACTTTATGATTTTTAGTATCTGAAGATAATGCAAAACAATATTGACCTGATTCTAAATTAACTGGTACAGGGAAGGTAAAGGATGTTGCAATATTAGCGTTTGAAGAAGTTGTAATATCAGCCGCATTTACCACTACTATAGAATTAGTAATAACGTTGGAACTTGGCCTATCGTTTTCAACTTTTCTTATAGATAATTCCACTGGTAGTTTAGAATCCTTACTACTAAAATAAAGATCTACTTTAGTAAGTAAAAGATTTCTATCAACAAAAAAAGATTGAGCCAGAGTATCCGTATACTCACTCAGGCCTATTCCCCCATCACCATTTAAACTTGTTGCCATTTATTAATCAGCCTTAAACTGTTATATGTTATGTTGTTTGTCCACGAAGACCGTCTGCTGCTCCAGCTGCAACCACTTTATTAGTTACAGGAGCCTCAATTACGGCCAGGGTGAGAGCTGCGGAGTAAGCTTCAACTGCTTTTTGTATTCCAGCTTCAGTTACAGGGAACGAACCATTTGCAACTCCCACATCCCAGAATGCTTTCATATCAGCAGTAACCCCTGGTCTTTCAGTTACGCCATTAACAGTGACTTGCGCTACAGCTGCAGTCACTGCTGCTTTTGTACCCTCGTAAACTGGAATAACTACAGCATCCCAATACGGAACTCCTACAGCAGTTCTTACATCTGCAATAAATAAATTATTTGTACTACTATTTCTTACTTCAAGAATATTAGTTGCAGTACCGTAATCTTTAAGTAAAATACCGTTATCAAGTACTTTCGTTCCTGCAGTAGGGTTAGCTTGGCTGTAATCTACACCAGAATTAAAATCATAATTAGCTGCATTAGCACCTGTTCTATACGTTGAAGTTGCAAGAGGAGCAGTTGCTATTTGAGTAGTAAAGGTAGCCTCTGTAACGTTTTGGTTATTAAGAGCAGTTTTATAAAAACCTTCGTATTTTGCTCTATCTGCTATACTCAGAGTATCAACATTTACACCCTTAAGGTAGGCAGCTGCATACTCTGCAAATCCTATTGATGTGGTAGTCGAAGAACTAGTACTTCCTCCACTTCCACTTCCGCCTCCGGTATTTTCCCCTACTATAACAGCTGTACTACCTGGACTTGGGGTATAGGTTGCTGGGGGAATATAGGCAACTCTTGGAGGCTCAACCTTTGATAGGGTACCGTTAGCCACGTATACAGCATCTGCAAAAGTTTCTTTATCTATACCATTTGTTTCTGAATCAGTCAATCTAAAATTAACTCTGCCGGCAGGTATTTTTAATCCTGAACTTTGAATGTCAAAATTAAATACACCTGATACTGTACCATTAGAATCAGTAATAATGTTAGACTGATTAAATTCGCCACTTACAAATGAAGCAACTACATTAGCAGTAGTATTTTGACTGTAACAAAGCGGGGTAACGTTATACTCATTAAAAAATGCAAATAATTTAGTATTTGGTTTTAATTTGCTACCAGTAAATTTAATAGAAGCATTTCTTAAATACGGAAACACCACACTTGAGGTGCTACCTGAAACACTGGCACTTGTAATTACCGCTCCCCCATCAATTGCCTTCACCTTATCAGTATTAGTAGGAGAGTACCAGATTTGTTTCCAGGAATTCCAGATAGAACCGTATGTAGCTTCACCTACCGAATCTGGTATCAGAGTATCATACGTCCCTGTATCATCTTGATAAACAAGAGGCTTAACAGTTTGATCGTACCAAACATCACCTGGAGGATCTATAACCACGGATCCAGCAAAAGTAAAGTTATCAAAAGGATTTATACTTTCGGTACTACTTGCAAGTTCATTGGCAATATATTCCTCTTCGGAATACGGTAACATAGCTATTCGATTATTTTTTACTACATAACCACTAGCAGCGCGCCCAGATGTTGATAACTGTACTTCACTAAGTTTTAAGTTTACAGGTATAAAGGCTGGACGCAATTCTCCTGCTTCAAAATCCATAGATATATTATGATCTAAATTTCTAACATCACCTATACCGTGCCCTTGAAAAGATTCTACTACAAAACCATTTTTAAATCTATCTAGTCCAAAACTATCTTTTACAGAAAAGACTGCTGTATCCAGTTCTAATAAAGAAAGAGTGGTATAGTACTCTAGATTTTTAATTCTATTTTCTAACTTACCAATATCCTTCATAGTATAGCGTCTTTGATCTACCGGATAGAAGGTAGAGTCATTGGTAATATCAAACCCGTACGCAGGATGCTCAATAACATAAAGAGACATAGCATCAGAGGGCGCCTGGGGCTCTACAGGATTAAGGCTACTACTGCCTTCCCGGTAAGTAATTAAACCATCACTGGTAAGAAAGATTTTATCTATTCTAGGTAGATAATAAGAGTAATCGGTTTGGAAGTCATTTGCATAATCTAAAAATTCATTCCTTACTGCGCCAGTATTTTTAAAATTTACCCCATCATTTGAAATACGCGGTCTGAGATCTATAGAACTTCTAAGATCGTAAACTACTCCATTGTCATTAAACTTAGGAATATCTTCATAGTCGGGATAAGATTCAGCACTAAAATAATCTCCAGTACCATGGGTATAGTAATCAAAGTTAATTTTAATAGGGCCCGTAGGAACTGGTTTACCAGGCTTAAGTTTTATTTTAGATATACCATAGTAGGTAGAGGTTTGACCGGTTTCTAAACTATAGTAGTCTGAGATATCAGAAGAATTATCTTCACTGTAAGATGTACTAAAGGCATTAGCCGACATTCTTACATTAGATACCTCGTAAACATCAGCAACACCAAGAGAAATAACGGTTGCTTGACAATCGGTTCTGGTAGTAAAGGTAGCCGATGAAGAGGTAGAAGTTTTTGCTTTTGCAGCGGGATCATTCTTAATAATAGTGGTATAAACTAATACGTCTTGATTAGTTAACCCGTAGTCAGAAAGATCAATAGATATGTTACGATTAGTAGGCGCATCGGTGAAAGTAATTTCATCTGATTCTATCTTATAAATTTTACCAGCCGTACCACCAGTAACAGCAACTGCAAAGTAATCCTGATCGGTTCTAGATGCAAAGGTAGAACCTACAGCGGTAGTTAAAGCTACAACGTTAGCGGTAAGGGTACCAAAAAATACTCTTCTTGTACGAATGGTTATATCACTAAGTTCTTTAATAACGTCATTAGGCATCGGGAAGATATATGATGCTTTATCATTATCAACCAATACCGCTTCATCCCTTGTTACATTTACACCAGCAATAGTCGTAAGTGGATAATTTCTGTCTATAGTTAGAGCAGAATTAGTAGTGACTGCAGTAACTCGATATGAATTAGAAGTATCTGAATTAAATTTAATATAATCACCGACCTCTAAGTCAGTGGTAAATACAGAATTAAGACCTACAACAGCGGTACTTCCATTTGTAAGAGTAGCCGTACCGGTAACTAAAGTACTTGTAGATGGTACAATGTTTGCTGTAAAAGCGGTTGAAACATAACCAGTATCTGATACGCTTGCATGGTATAACTGTTTTACATCTCTTTCAAACGTATACCCGCTATTCATACTAATATCAAATAAGAAGGTATTAAAGGTGGAGGCAGCCAACATAGCGTTGCTTGAAGGAGATTCAAACCCTCTAACCTTTGCATTACCTACCAATGTACCTGCAGGAGAGCCAGGAGTAGCAGTATATTGATCATATAGATTTATATCTATTAAGTTGGAAGTAAAATTAGGAATACCGAATGCATCTTTTACTTCTACGTAGTTACCAATAGGAGTTCTAACTACAGCATTAGTGACGTTGGCGGTATCCCTGGGTTTGCTAAAAGGTAAATATCTATTAGATACTGTATTTACCTCGTATCCTTTTACATAACTTTTACCAGGACTTAAGACTGCTAAAGCAATTTGAACATTACCACCATCAGTAGCATTAAGAAATCCATCAGGATTATTTAATGATTTACGATGCTCAATAAATTTTAAATTAAATGGCTTAACAGTATAATCACCAGATTCGTCAAAAGTACGACGTGCAAGCTCGTCCTGCAAGACGCTATAACCTGGCTTATCGACAATGTCCACAAGGGAGCCATTTTCAATACGAAGCAACTCAATAAAATTATCAGATGTAGCAGAAGAAATAGAACGTTTATTTAAAATTAATTCAATTTTATATCTATCTGCACCTGGAGCAAAATAGTTAAATGTACCAATAGCGGGATCTAAAAGTGTTTCATCATCATCGCTGTTAACAGTAGTTTCAGATACTTCTAATCCCACCCTGTAGTTAGAATTAGTAAGATACTTGTCCAGAATAATATTATTGGAAAATACTTTTACAAAATGGTCTTTAACAAAATATACACCATCGGTGATACTTGCCCCTAGGCACTTACCAGTTGAAGAAACGGTTGCGCTGTAGGTAGTACCAGTATCATTGGTAACAATATCTTCAGCTGCACTGAATGCACCTGCAGTTCTACTGGCACCTGAGTCTAGATATTTTACAAAAATGGTCGGGGGATCTGTAGCAGTACCTTCTTCAACATTTATTACCTGTGCTCTTACCCCAGACGTCTGTCCAATCATCTCTCTGTTAAGATAATTAGCAACCTCAATATCTTCTGAATTAAAAGTAGTAAGTAATTTTACAAAGTTTACATTCTTATCAAATTTAATGTTACCAGGTATAACTAATGAACCGGGCTTAAATACATGATTGCCAAATCTCGATACTTGATTTTGAAGTATAGTTTGAAGTTGGTTTAATTCTCTTGATTGAACTGCCACCCCCGGTTTAAAGAGAATGCGGTGAAAGCCATCGGCTTCACTGTAATCATCAAAGTACGGATCGGTGTTAAAATTAATCGCCATCTCTTACCTATGTTATAATTTGAGTACTGTTCTAAGAGTAACTAATTGTTGTTCGCTGTAACTTACCGCTGTTCTATTATCTATAAACAGCAAGTCACCGCTAAATTTATTTATATCGGGAGTTTTATTAATTACGGTCACTACATAATTAAGATTAGAAGTTTCATCAGTTAAAACATTACCTACTACTAATGCGTAATTATTTTTGTCTTGAAGTAATAATTGATTAGAAGAACTTGTAATCTCTACGACTTCGTAACTACGCTTGGCTCCATTTATCGTGATAGTCAATATATCATCGCGAGCAAGCCCTGAAACAGTATCGGTAGTTACTAAATAGCATGCGCTCCCGGTAACGTTAGCATATGCTTGATCGTTTGTAAACTTATCTATATCTCTTATAATACCAAACTGTCTGTAATCATTCTGTACCAAGACACCATGATTCTTTTCATTATTTATAGTAGATGTAAACATCAACGTATCTGCAAATAATTCTTTAACAGGATCACTTCCGTGACCGCCAGTTGGAGAAATAATAGCTGATACATTAGCGTTTGCACCATTACCTGTTATGGTTACATTAGCAAACGTATACCCTACCCCTGGTGATTGCACGGTAATATAACTTATAGTATTATTGGTAAGTACCACATTTCCTGCAAACCCTGACCCGTCTCCTGTAACTACTACATTGGCGTAAGAATAACCACTACCTACATTGGCAATTCTAAAAGCATGAATACCTCCATCAATAGCTGACAATTCAACCACCGTCTGTAAAGTATCTAGATCATCTACTGAAAGATTAGGAAAGGCATTTGCTCCACTACCGGTAGCGCTTGCAAAAGTTATTTCTAAATGAGTATAACCATTACCGCGTTCTTCAATTACAACATCTTCTACTTGTCCAGCGGCATTAACAAACGGAGTTAAAACTGCACCAGTACCATCACCAATTAAAGAAATGGTAGTATTTAAATTTGAGGAATAATTAACGCCACCATCTTCAATTAGCACTCTTTCCAATTGCCCATTAACCAATACAGGTGTAAGAACTGCGCTGGTAGAGAAATTTAAATTAGCAGTAGCATTTGAAGTTGGTTGACTGCTACCGGTCGTTGCTATACTGATGGTGGTATTTGATCTTGCATCAGGTGAATAACCATAGCCTTTATTAGTTAAAGTAACCCCTACTATTGAATTACTGGTACTACCATAAACAAGACTTGCAAATGCATTAGCCGTTGGCTGAAAGGCGCCAGTAGTTGCTATAGTTACAGTAGTATTATTTCTTACATTTGTGAAGTATCCAGCTCCCGTGCTGTATATACTTACATTACTAATATTATTAAATTCACTGTGCCCAGAATAACCAGAATTGTTTATTCTTATATTTGCAGATTTATATTTTGCTCCTGCATCATCTATCAATACCTTAATAAATTCACCAGATGTATTAAATACCGGTCTAATATTAGCAATTGAGTTGCCAGAACCACCAGTAAATTCACCAAGAACCGAAAGTGAAACCAAAGCATTACCGGTGTAGCCTGAACCGTTACTATCTATAGTTATACTACTTACTTCACCTCTAGAATAAAAAGCATTAGTTACTGCTCTCTGCACCGGCATAAAGGAAGCTGTAAGAAATCTATTCTGAGCCGATAGGGGGATAGTATACATATACTTCCAAACATACCCATCAGCTGTAGTGAGAGTTGTTACATCTTGCCCAGAAGGCTCAACTGTTGAAGCTGCTCCATTGTTATTAAATATGCACTTATATACTGCAAAGGTACTGGTCAGTACATAAAATTCAGATGTCTTTAAACTAGTTGCACCAGATTCGGAAGTAAAAGTTGAACTGTAATTACCATCATACTGATCATATACAGTACCTGATTCCCAATCATATCTAGGTACAACAAAAGATACGTCTCTTAAGTTTATTCTTTTAATACTTAAAATACCATTTCGCGTATATTGTTCGTAGTCCTGAGTCACCTCAGGTGTCTGGGGGGTAGCAGGTACAGCCCATTCTAAAATATTACCAATAAAATAGTAATAGTTAGCTCTACGAGACAAAAACTCATTATAAACCGATTCCACCAATGAGCGGTGAATGGTATCCTTTAAAAGAAAAGACATGTTATGCTACAGTAACGTTCCAGGTAATAACAATAGTATCCCCAGCTGCCTTATTAACCGTGCTGAAGGTTGTACGGCATAGCATATTACCTGTAGAGGCCGCATTTAAAATAGCTGCTTCAGTCAAAGCACCTGTTCCGGTACCTGCAGGAAACGTAGCCACATAAGTAAGAACGTTAGATACGCGGGCAGTAGAATCTAATACTACTCGACCCAATTCTCCTCCTAATGCAGTTTGACTGGTGGCTGCAGCAGTAGCATCGGTACCCACTGCCATATGACTGGGAACTGCAATAGTATTACCAACTAGACGAGCAGCAATAACTTGCTTTCCAACTGCTACTACTAGGTTATCAATTTTACGATAGTCTTTTTGAATACCCTTTTCATCCAGAAGAATAACTTCAAGATTTCCTTTTATACTTACTGATTCTGTAAACATGTTTTTTCCTTAAAAAGTTCTTTTTATATATTTATATTATTAAAATGTAATCACTGGTGAACCAGCATAAATTTCATCAAAGTAATCTATTGCATAATCTACATTAATACCTGAACCCGAATCTGTAATAGAAACACTACTTATATTATTATCAATATTCTTACTAAATACTTGTGAGAGCTCTTCAGATAATGATAAGCTATCATTTACTAATGAACTTCCTGATATATCATTTAAATTAGATATCACATTTACATCATCTGAGAAAGCTGCTAGATAAAGCACAAGACCTAGGGATTCTGATACTGTTACAGTATCGTCTACAGGTTTATATACGTCTAAAGATATAAAATTATCGGATATGCTTAAGACATTTGCAAGGGGTTTTTGTAATTCAAATACTTTACTATCAAGAATATTAAATACACTGTTAAGTTGAGTAAATACATTTTTAGCAGAAACCACTTCTACATTGGCACTAACATTCGCAATAGTAGTCAAGGCCCTATTTACAAACAAATTAGTACCAGCTTGATGAACTAGTTTTTTAACAGTATTATAAAAAACACTTATATCAAGCTCAGATTCAACCTGATAAGCAAATGGCTGATACAGATTTTTATCTTGTAAACGTACATCTGGCTCAGATAAAAAGCCTTGAGTTGCAATATATTCACCGGGATATCGAGCTATGGCTCCTACATTAAACGTTATGATAGCATCAGAAGGACTAGATGTTCCACCAGCTGTTAAAGAAGTAGTTACTTGTGATGTCGTGGTGGTAGAAGATAATAAAACCCCTGTAAAATCAGAAGACGTAACATAATCTGCATCAAAATATCTGGTAGGGTCTGTATCAGGGTGAATTCTTACTAAATTAACGCTCTCTAGAAACCCCCCAGCAGTTGTAGTAAAGTATTTAGTAGATGACGCTACTCCTAAATCATTAGATAAAGTTATAGTAAAATTGCTGTTGTAATTATATCCAAAATTAATAAATTTTACTGTTTGAATTGATCCGTTAGCTCCAACTTTGGTAATTCTAACTAAAGTATCTTGGCCTCCAACGGCAAGGTTAAATATCTCCCCTACCCTAAATCCTGTGCCTCCATAACTAACTTGGTATGAATTAGTGGTTGGTTTTACAATACCAGTAAAAATGGTACTAGTTAAGTTTTTTACAAATACATCATCATCTATTTCAAAGGGAACTTCAACTAAACTCTTATAAAATATTTCATAAAGATTTGTAGCTAGAGTCTTTACTCTAACAATTTCCACTGTATAAGCAATATTATTTTTTACAAAATTTAAAAATCTATCTTGAAGATTTGTTACACTTCCTGAGGTTAATAGTACGCGTATAGATGTACGGAAACTCCATTTTCCATCTGATGGTCTTAATACAAAATCATAAGGATGACTGGTAGTAACAACAGTATCATATAAAACTTTAAAAAGAGTTTCAATTGAAAGAGTGCTTCCCTTTGCCTTGTATAACCCTTCTATTTTTTTAACTAAAAGTGATTTATTAACTTGAAGACTTACAGGTAGATCATTCGCATAATTTTTTAAAAAATAATTTACAAAACTAGATGTAGTTTTATCTATATCACTGTACTGTCTTGCATTTTGTACTAATTCAAGAGCACCTTGATCTTGTTCTAAAAATTTATAATAATACTTTAAGAATGCAACAAAGGTTGTATTATCAGTTCTAATAAATTCAGGTAACTGACTGCTTATTAATTCAGATACTCTGTCTTTTATTCTTTCAGTACTCACAGTATTGGTACTAGGAGTGGTACTTATACTTAAGACTCCTTGCATGCTAGAATGAATTTGACAGATGTAGTATAAGGTAGAGGGGGCATCGTTTGGAACTGTAAAAGATATTGTTCCAACAGCAACCCCATTATTAGTAACCCCATCATTATATGCACTGCCGGTACCAGTTACAGCATTAGTCTTTATCCAAAAAGGATGACCAGTTGCATTAACGTTAAAGGTATAAGTATTCCCTCTAACTAAATTAAGAGTTGGATTACTGCTACCATCAATGCTGTAAGCTCCTGCGCCTACGTTAGTTACTGCAAAGGTGGTCATATTATACCGAAGAGGTTACAGTAATAGTAGTACCGGCAACTAAACCACCGGTCTTATTAGTTGTAGTATCATCTAGTAGTAAAATTTCATTTCTTGAAACAGTCAAATTATAATCAGCTTCCTGTATGCCTCCTGTAATCCGGATATCCGTTACCCCAGCAGGAATACCCGATGGGGTAATACCAGTTAAAGAGATAATTCCTGTTCCATAATCTACTGTACCGACATTTGAAGATACGATGGCATTATTAACAATGTTAACAAGTCTTAATACACCTGAACCGGTATTACTTGGGGGTGTGTCATTTGGTAGATCCGTAATTTTTACCAGAGTAGAGACCCCATTTACAGAGATAAAAAAGAAGCTTGAAAGTATAGACCCAGGCTTTAAAGAATTTCTAAACTTAACAGCAGTATCCCCGGTAAATAAATTAGTAGTATTTAAGACTGGTATAATTCTACGTTGTAACTTTAATGTAAGCAAAGCGCTGGTAATAGAGTTATTGGTACTGAGAATATCTTTTATTAAAGCTGAATGAATATAATTTTTATTAAACTTTTGTACGTTGTTATTAAAGAAGTTAGTTATGGTAGTATTAACTTGGGCTCTTATTTGTTCAGAAGATAAGGTTGTAATAGATGAATTAAACTTTATATCAGCAGTAAGATTAACAAAGAAGAGAGAAGGATCAACAAAGACAGGGGTAACAGTAATACCTTGTTTAGACTTTAGAATATTATTTTTGATTGATTCTTTAGTAGCATCAGAAATAGTAAAGGAGGAAAATGGTTTTAAGGATATAATTACTCTACCATAATAGGGAGGATCATTGTCCTCTCCACCCCATACCGAAACAGATTCTGCTCCTGCATAATTAGCTAAGATCAACGCCTCATAATCGGTAGCAGTAACTGCTCTATTCTTTGCTGCATTAACCCTGGGTGCATTAAACTTAATAGAGGTAATACTTTCAGCATCCGCACCACCTGTTGAATTACTGTTAACGGTAATTGCAATACTACTTGATCCTCCTATTGTGGTTCCGGCGGTAAAGGACTGAGTTATCGTACTTGATACATTAACTGCTGAACCTGTTGCAACCATGTATTGAATAGTAACAATATTACCTGCTACTAAACTCTTACCAATTATACCATCACCAAAATAAATTTGATATTTACCTTGAGGGTTTTGTTCAAGATAATAAACGGCAGATGTACTTCCTATACCAGTAATGTCTGTCGATAAGGTATAGGTGCTTGTAGTGGTATCTGAAGAAGATGTTTGAACACTAACTTTAATGGTAGTAGTGTCTACTGCTTCGTTAGGTATTTCATATTTTGCAGCCGGGGTAATATCAGATACAACATAACTATAACTTAACAACGTACCTTCAGTAACATCTACGTCTGTAAATGTATACGTAGATCCGACTCTTGCAGCAGTTTTAGCTTCTGTAGTTAGAAACGTATATGGTACCCCATCTACAGTTGAAGTAAAGGGTGTGTACCGTTCCATTGTCAAAGACGCAGGCAAGTTAGATGGGTTAGTAACTACAATATCTAAATTAGCAACCGAGCCCCTTGCTGATACCGGCGTATAACCTAGGTGCTTGGCAATAGAAACTGCAGAAGATCTCTTGACTGCAGAATCCAAAAACATCTCATTTACTACCATGTTAGCAAGGTAGGCATTGTAATGGGTGTTGTAGGCAAGAACGTCTAAAAGAGTAGATAGACCGGAGCCCTCAAAATCGTAATCCGTAAACTCAGTTTGAGCGTTTAAGAACGTTTTTAAGTTAGTCTTGATTTGATCAAAGTCAAGTTCTGCTATTCTTAGATTAGACATTATCTTACTCTTGTTATTAGTGTTGTTAAAGTGATGGGTCTATCAGAGTTGTTTAATCTAAAAATAATATCACATACAAGTTCATTATTATCTGCTTTTTCACTAAGTACAACTTCTAACACCGTAGCTCTTGGCTCAAACTTATTGATAGTATCAATAATAGTCTTTTTCATAACCTGTGCAGTCACAGGATTAAAGTTCTCAAATAAAAGACCATGAATCTGACAACCAATTTCTGGATGAAAGGGACGCTCGTAGTGTCTCGTAGATATTAAATTTCTAAGAGATTGCTTAACAGCTTCTTCATCGTTCTTTCTCGTCACATCACCAGTTACAGGATGAGAAGAAAAAAGAAGATTAAAATCTGAATATTGTCTGGTATTTCGTGTAGCCATGTTTATATTTATATTAGCCAGCGAACACGTCTGAGCTTCCCTCTCGGATACTATCGTTTCTGGTGTCTCTATCGCCTATTCTACAAACCCCCCTACCATTAGCAAAGACCGTAGAGCTTCCTCCTACCATTGTATCATTTCTTGTATCTCTATCTCCAATACGAACTACACCAAGCCCGTTTGCAAAAACGGTAGAACTACCATTATTCTTAGTGTCATTTCTGGTGTCTTTATCACCAATTCTTGCAACCCCGGCCATTATGCTAACTGTGTTAGACCCTGGGAATGAGTCTTATGATTAAAGAATGTTAATACCTGACTTCTGTTCTTAACAGAATAGGAGACATGAATCCAAGGGTTTTTTGCATAGCTACAGTACTCTAATATCATTTGATCATATTTAAGAACTTTTGCAAGCTTGGTGGCTATTTCAAAATATTCTTTCTTTGTAATACCTTTGAATTGAATATCGACGCCTTGGCCAAGAGGATGCTGGGAGGTCTTAGCATTAGAGGCATTTCCTGGATCTCTAAATGCCGAGGTTACAAACATATTTGGATATATCTTCTTTACTGGTTCAAGTACGTTGAGTGCTATAGCCTGTAGATTAAAAACTATCTCACCGTAAGTAGCTTTTTCATGACCTCGGATAGGATCTCGGGTAACTGCTGCCTTACTTGATAACATCTCAACTGTAAAATTAGGCGATAGATTATAATTGCCTGGTAGTTGAGTTACTGTTTTTAACTTAACATCTGGTTCTACAAAGTTTTGCTGTTCAGATTGAACCGTTGCACTATCTACAGCAGTCGGTGGTTCTGATAGATCAGCAGCATTAGCAAACCCTTCACTTATAATTAAATTCTTTTGACTATTAGAATCTTCAAGAGATTGAGTTTCTTCTTCTAATGCAATAGAACGACTATCAGCTAAAGAAAGAACCAGAGGATCATTTTTATCATTATCAGAAATATCTTTTCTTCCAGCTATAACCCCAATATTAGATGACCCGGCAATAATGCTTTCTTGAGATTCAGAAGCAGCACCTGCATTACCTGATTGTAAGTGGGTTTGACTACCGTCGAGATTAACGTTATTACTAGCTAACAAATTAATTGCTGCGCCTGAATCAATATTAGTATTATCTCCAGCTTTAATATTAATAGCTCCGGCTGCTTGCGTATATACAGTATCTGAAACAAAGTCATAAAGATTTGTTGCTTGAACTTTAATGTCAGCATTACTACGCATATGCATATTTTCTTTTGAATGCATATTAAAGGTAGTTGCTTTTTGATTCATAGTATAATAGGCTTCAATATTAACATTGCCGCTTGCGATATTAAACTCTTCTACAGCTGAAAGATTAAATGTTCCCCCAGCCTGTGCAGTAATATCATTGTGACAGGTTATATTTGTATCGCCCTCTACTTCGATGTTTGCGTCATTACCAACAAAGATATTACAAGCACCGTTAACAGAAATGTCTGCACGACCTGCGATAGATATTTTTCCATTACGGTCAATAATTTCATATGATGATCCCTTTGTTCTTTTAACCATTGAGCCATTAGCATCAATTTCAATATACGTACCTGATCGGTGATAAATGTGAAGACGTTCTGAACCCGGTGTATCATCAACTTCAATAATATGGCCAGATTCAGTTTGTGTTACTTTATTGTAGGGGTAAGCACCACGAAAGGCTGATTCAGGTTCATCCCAGGCCTCACCACCAGGTAACTTAGCACCCTTCATTCTGTTACTATTTTTTTCTTGGACTATCGTACCTCTACTATCACCCTGTGCAAGTTTATTTGTTTCAGAAATACCAGCATACTCTTTTGTAGGATAGTTAGCATTAGGATCAGTAAACCCTTTATCCAACACTTCTAACTTTTCTTTATTTTCAGTTGAATTAATATCGAATCGTTTGGCTTCTTCTAAGGCAGATGTGGCTGCACTAGAAACAAAAAGCTCATCTGTCTTTAATAAAGCTTCTTCTGGGGGTAAAGTACTGTAGAGTGTCTCAATATTATTAGTAGTTGTTTTAGGCTTTTGACCTCTACCAAATATAGAATCTGCAAACCCGCTGACTGCAGTAGTAATGGTCTTACCAACTGCAGGCGTTATTCCCTGTACAAGACTAGCTGCTAAAGCATCAAAATTAATAATACCTAACTTGTCAGTTGGTAATGACAGTCTTAACTGGGACTGTAATTTAGTTACAATTTTGTCTGTAGTTTGTGCAAGCAATTGCTGTTGAATAATACCATCTATATTATTACTGATAGTGATAGGGCTGTTATTACTATTAGTAATGTCAACAGGATTAATAGGCCCAATAATATTCTTAGGTATATCAGTTAACTGTTTATTAGATGCCTGGGTGACTTGCTTAACAATATCGACAGCCCCAACTTCTGCAACCCTTGAGATTACCGCTCTCAAAATTGGATTAGGAATATTAAGGTTGAGTGCAATTATCTTATTAAAGATATTGTTCTCAAGTACCCCTTGAATTTGTTTTGTAATTAACGGATCCATTATTTAATTAAATTTAGTAATGCTTGTTTTTCGGATTGATAACGAGATTTAACACCGGCTTGAATGGACGCTGAACTTGACTTAAACAAGGTAGCAACATTATTAATTTTCCATTCACTCACTAAGGTTACAATATCTTTATCTGTTAATGTACTCTTATCTCTTAACGCTTCTGTAAATGCTCTTGTATTTGCAGGACCAAATTGTACTGCTCCAGACCAAATTAGATCTTGTACAGCTGGTCCGTACTTGGTCATATCTAGACCTTGACGCTGTAAGTTAGCCAATGCAACATCGTAGTATTTTTTCTGAATATAATCGTGTTGTTCTTTTTTAAAGTCTGCAGCATTTGTAGTTGCAATCTCTTTCCATTTAGCATCAAAGGCAGCCGTGGCAGGTTCTAACCCTGCGAATTTATCTTTAAACTTAGAGTTGTTTAAAAACTGAATAACAGGTGAGTTTTTAGCTGATGGTCTTGCTTTACCTGTCGACATAACTGCTGGTAAGAAAGATGCAAGTTGATAGGTACCGTAAGATGCACCACCTAGATCGCCACCTGCGCCTCCATTGTACGCATTAATCGTACCTGGACCCTTGCCACCGGATTCATATTTTTCAGATGTTTGACCAAGCTCCCAACCTTCAACAGTTGGTGTACCGACCTTAACTGGCTCACCTTGACCGTCAACAACTACATTACCTGAACCGTCTTTAAGTACACCATCACTTGGATTAGATACTTGAGGTTTTTCTTCTTGTACCTTAAATGCTTTCTTAGCTGCCTTGGTAGCAATAGTACCAAAGATGGCAGGTTGCTGCATGTCCTCACCATCAAGAAAGAAACCAATAACCCAGGTACCTTCAACAGGACCTAGAGGCGAAGAACCAATACCTGAAATTGCTGCTGAGGTAATTGGTTGTATAGGTGTTGCCCATGGCAGATCTTTGGTAGGTAATATTTCCTTACTATCGGTATGATACCCGTAAATACGTACTCTACATCTTCCCATTTTTTCAGGGTCCATGCGATCTTCTACCACCCCAATCCACCAATTAAAACCATCTCTGTTAAAAATTCTTTGCATAATTAAGCTCTCTTAATACTTTCCTGATCTACCAATAAAGAATCTTTTATTACTTCCATAACCATTTCGTGGGACAGTCTGTTTATTTTATGATGAATAGCAGTTATAAGATAAAAACCTGAGTACAATTTGTCTTGACCGGTAGAGCCAGTATCACTTGCATCTTTAGGACCTAAGGAAGGGTAATCAAAATAAATCATCCTTCCAACCTCTGCATCGGTTCTTCCCGGTACTGTCATATGCATTTTAATATTTGTTAACTCTAAAAGACTAGATAGCCGATTACCATGTATTTCACCCATTTTTTCACTTATGTTATCTGCATAGTCATTAAATAATTTAGGATTTTTAGGATAGAAACTTATATTGGTTGCAAAGTTTCTAAAGGTATCTTTACTAAAGACAGGTTTTGCATCAGATCCTTTACCTGAAGAATGAAATTGTTTTTCATAATTTGCAACATGATCATAATCTATTAATTGATATTCTTTATTAAAAACATCTAGATATACTAACCTATTTCCAAGATACCCATTGGTATAGTTCTTTATATAGTCAGTTGTCTCTATCATTTCAACATCTTTAGCTAAAAACATCTCTCGGTTGACATCCCGTGAGCTACTATCTTTTCTAATATTAGAAGCTGATATAAGGTATCGGCCTAGATAATTTTTATTTTCATGAGCGTCTTTAAACAATCCTTCTAGAGTACAGAAGTAAAAGTTTTTATTAGACTCGAAAAATATAAAATTTTTAGCTGTACCATCTTTTGGTATAGCTT